CCATCTCACGAGCTGATCCTGACATCGGGATCCACTGAACGTCGTCCAACCCTGCCACAATCGGTGTTCGCCAAGCATTGTTTGAGCCAGATATAGTGTTGTAGAACTGGCGACGGAAAGACGCAAGAGTGTTTTGAGTAACTGTTCCCTTGAGATGCAGGATGCCTCGGGCAGCGTATCCATGCGTAAAGTAATTTGCATTATACGACTCAACATTTAAGTGGTTTGTTATCATTATGATTGCTTGCTCAACCATAGATATAGCATAACCATTTGAATCTGGGAAGTTCTTTGGGTTAAAGAGCTTGAAAACCATGTCTTCGTCGCCAAAGACGTTTAGCGCCCGCATGTCAACTGACTGCTGGACATACTTGAAGTAATCTATGTTTGGTTCGTTGATCTGACCATCACCCGTAGGGTCGTTATCTGATTTCTTACGGTGGTACAGTTCCATAGCTACTTTAGCTTGACTCTTTAGAGTGTCTTTATTTACACCTGGATTAACGCGGTAGACTGTCTCAGAGGGTAGAGGACGAAACCGATGTAGACCACCTGCGCGAGTAAGTACTTTCTCTACGGCTACGTGGCCAATAGATAGAGCATCCCACGTGATCAGTTTAACAAACTCACCGAACAGCATCTCCTCACCGCGCGGCGTACCGGTGGTTCGTCCACAGTGATAGACGTAATCCTCAAGCATGTGGATGTTTTCTAGGTCTTCCTGTGTCATTGGTTCGTGACTGTTGATCTTTGAGAACTTGTAACCCATATCATAACGCTTGTGCTGTGGACGTGAAAAACGTAGCACAGTATCGCAGCGAATCTGAAGTATAGCGTTAACCAACCAGTCGCGCATAGAGATTTCTCTAAGCGTACGGTTAGATATTCTCGATATCTTAGATTTAGATAGGTAGTAGTTATGGGCAGCATGATCGTAAAAGGGATCAGTAAGAAGAGCGCGACCAGATACTAGTTCGCTCTTGTTCTGTGCTTCGTTGTCTGGTTGAAGAGTGTCAGGTGCCTTGTCGCCTTCTGCTTTGGTTAGCTCTTCTATGTCTTTACGGAGAGAATCCGTAACTGCTTTCTTAATATCTTCAATCCAGGACATCCCGGTACTCCAATCTTAGTTAGACGATCTCATTATACGATTATAATCCTAGAACTGCCATATGAAACCACCGTCTGAACTCAGCTCGTCATCATCATCTATATCAGATAGCTTACCTATTTTACCCAACTTATCGATGTTAACTTCTGGATTAAACGGGAGATTGTTAACTTTAGCATATTCTTCTGGAGTTGGTGGTTTAAAGAAATTACCAGTAGAATCAACTAGTTTTGACATATCCATATCTAAACCGGCAGAAGAAAGAACAACGGCAGATCTACCGAAGAGATTAGTTATACTGTAGCGCAATGCATCTAACCAGTGATCGTGCTCAGTGTCTGGATCGTCTGATATCTGCCCTGACGCGTCAGTCTTATAGTGGTATAGCTGGAACTCTCTTATGAGAGGCTGGCAGGTTTCTTGCGCAAAGAATATCTTTGGCTCACCTGTTCCTGGTATCTTTAACCATTTCTTGGTGATCTGTATGCCAGTGTTTACCTGACCTTTGTCTGTGTTGGTCGAGGTAGGCAGACCCAGCTTGCGCATCTCAACACCATCACCTGGATCCGCTTGGTCAGGAAAATAGAGTTGGACCCTATATGGCTGGTGCCATTTGCTCTTAACGTGGTGCATCCAAGCAGGTCGAGAAATGTACGTCATACCATCACAGCGAACTACGTAAATATTCTCTCTTGAGTCCACAAAAAACACAACTAGCGTGTGTGGGTTGGACCAACCCCAGTCGATGCCGGCATAAGCGGGAAGACCCATGGCATGGCACTTCTTAACGAATATGTCGTGGTTGCATTCGCCTGGGAACTCCTTGCTAGTCAGTGTTAACCACATCTGGTTCCACGTTCTAACGTGCACTCTCTCATCAAACTCTTTATATACGATACCCTCTACCGAAGGTTTTAGGTTCATCAACTGAGACATCGCCCAGTCTGGGCCTTCTGACAAGACTTTCTGGGCGAGCTCGTCTATTGTTTTAAGCATTGGAGACGCAGAAACCTGGTTCTTAGAATCGCCTAGGCATATTGGAGCCAGTGGACATTTATAGCACCCAGCATACATCTCGTACTTTTCGTACTCTTTCTTTTTCTGGTCACCTAGCTTGGCGTAGTCTTGGGGAGTACGGACATCGAAGGTCTGCTGGTCTATGTAGTACATTGCCTTATCGGTGCCAGACCTGGAGTCTGGACAGCGCTCGGTAAACTCAAACGCAGTCCACCGGCGCACGTGGCGACCTTGTTTTTCTGCGTTTTCAATAGCTTGGTTCATTAATCCGTATCTAGATTTTCTAGTAGATATACCGACTCTAAGTGGTTTCTTTCCTCTTTTGGAGTCAAGCATACCAGAGATCTCTTTGTAAGCACGAAGTCCTTCACCTGAGACTGTATCAATCTCGTCCACCACAACCAACGGTACGTGTGGTCCATTGCAGTTGTGGTTAATCGTACCGTCTGCCGTAACAAACGAATTTGACATGGGGTTCGTTGGATTATCGCTAGAACGAACCTCGAGTTTTGCTATTTGCTTTAGGCCCGTATGGGTCCGGGACTTCACCTTTGACATATTTTTAATACCATCTTTGCTTGGCCGGCATCGTAGATCTTATACAATTTTAGTTCCTTGGCGTGATCCTTCTGAGTAAGAAATCTAGAGTCCATATTTGCTCTGCAATGAAGCCGATTGTATGTCTTGTCGTAATCGGTCCACTTCCAGCCAAGCGTGGTTCCAACGTGCTTGAAACCAAGCTTCTTGAGCGATTCGACGGTGCCGTATCGTAGATCGACAAACGTGTAGATCTCGTCTAGGCTAACAGCAGTTAGGGCATGCTTGAGGAGCTTTGAATACCCGCCTGCAACGACCGTTTCGAGCGCGGAAGCAAATCTAACGATCTTGGCTTTGCGGTCTTCAATCCTGATGGATAGTAAACACTTTAACTCTTCACCGCACGTCAGAGCGAAGTATCTAGAAGCAGGTGCAAACCCCATAAGGTGGTTGGTACGAAGGAAGATTCGTGCTTCGATATGTGTTACTTCGCGAAGCTCTAGCTTCCTAGCGTATAATCTGGTCTGAACCCTACCTGTCTTGACCGCGATCATCGAGTCAACAATTGGTCTTTTATAGAACACCTCGTCAGCCCTAAACTGCAACAGTTGCATGTTAAAACTTTCAGCCTTTTCCCTCGCAGAGTGGTGGTAATTCTTGCCGACCACGGCCTCAGAGTGCCAGTAGAGACCATCAACATTTACGAACAGATGGTCGCTGACCTTAAAGTCTGGACGAATCTTGCATCCAGGTGCTGGGAAACGATCAAACCTCTTGAGGAGAGTATTTGAACTCATTAGTGTCTCGATGTCGCTCATTTTGATGTGCTGGTCTAATGCCTCTTTAAAATCCTTCTCAGATGAGCACTCATGCTGATGGAATATCTTGCAGGCGAAGGAATAGCTGATCTTATCTGCATAAGATGCGGACCAGATCTCCTTTAGCGATTTGCCGTCTATGTCCTTTGCAAAGCCGCTATTCTGCAACTTACTTATGCGATCTTGATGAGTAGATTTAACCCGCTTTGACCTTCGTCGCTCATTGAGCCTGGCTTGTCGGGATCTGCGATTATCCTCTTTTCGCGCTAGCGCCTCGGGCGTACGGAACCGGCTGGAATTTGCCTCGATAACGCGTGGTAACATCAGCGCAGTTGGTACGCCAAAACGCTCGATATTGGTCTTGGCGATTTTAGGTATCTTTGCTTTTATCACCTCGCTCATCTTTAACTTGAACTCGTTGGTCGTGTGACTTCGAGCCCGAGCTGCCGAGAGTTTATCGCTCTTGCGATTTGGATGTGATTGGCCGTAGAAGATTATCTTGTACACTGGTGCCCACCACTCGCCGTGATCCTTGTCTATGAATCTAGCTTTCTTATTAGAAGAAACGTAAGAATCCGCATCTAGTGATACTTGGCCACTATGGGTCTTGTAGAGAGTTTCTAGCAGCTCGCCTAGACTCAGCCGCTTCCTGCGGTTTGGATGCCTTTGTCCACAGGTGATTATCTTGGTCGGAGTTGCCCACCACTCACCATGATCCTTGTCTATGAATTTGGCCTTCTGGTTCATCCCGATGAACGTCGACAAATCTATCGAGATAGTATCGCCGTGCTTTTCTTTCAAAGCTGGAAGCAGTTTGTCGATCGATGTTCTAGGCTTGGCCATACATACTCCAAACTCATTATACCTCATGTTTCGTTGAAAGCCTTTACCTAGTATCTCATGCGCTCATCACGTCGTCGTCGTCGGTGAGACACTGGAGCTCGACCCATCCACGCTGAGTCCAAACTTTGTGGTCGAGGGTTCCTTCTATTGTTCTTCCATCTTCTAGCTCAACTCTGATGCACTCAGCTTCCTCAAGCTGGTTACCTATTACCTCGACGAAGCCGATCGTGTCTTTAATTAGATCGCCCTGCTTTAAATCCATCAGCGATCTTATTGCGCCGTGCTCATCAGTTAAAACAGTAGAAGAAACCAGGCATGCCTTCAAGGTACAAGGCAGCACTTCGAGTGTTATCTTTTCATGCCCAACATTAAACACAGATTTTTCCATCGTTATCTTTTCTAGTATCCTGTCAGCTTCCTGAGTCTTTGCTGGTAATATAAGAGGTTTTATCCGATCAGACATCAGGAACTTCTGCTGGTACTCGTAGCATCTCTTAGCCTGAGAAAGAATAGCACCTACGTGTACCACATCCCGTTGGTCATGGAGAAGGACTAGCAACTCTGCAATAGCCATGCCGAGCGTTTTTCCCGATCCACGACCTGCCACATATAGCAGCTCTTGGACGTTCTGTGGGTTATTAGCATTCGTGCAAATATCGTACACCTCCCAAACCGCATGGAACGGTGTTATATCCGCGTACCTAGACACCTTACAATCAGGTAATTGAAGGTTAAAAAAGTATTTTATGTAGTTTTTAAGATCTTTCTCTGTACGGCAGGGCGATAAGAATATCTTTTCTAGTTGAGCCATAGTTAGGCTAGAGGCTCTTTCACTCATCCTCTTAGAGGCCAGTTCTTGCTTGGCTACCTTAGTTAGCTCAGTGGATTCTGCTTTCTTCTTTGGTAGTTCTACGAATCTTTTATAATGGTTGCTACAGTAACCGCGGGCTTTTGTCTTGTTACCACAGCCTTCTATAGAACATGTTTTTGAGTCCTCAGACATCTTCTGGATCCTGAGCAAGCTGCTCTAGCAAAAGAGCTTCTTCGGTCTTTTCGATCTGCAGCGGTGTTACTTTTGAAGGTTTAGATACCAACCTAGGTGAACTGGATTCGTTTGGGTTTGATAGGGCTCTTACAGAATCAGTTACCTTAGCTAGCATCTCGATGACTTGTTGGTATTCTTTTATGTTCTTGATGCGCATCTGCGGGGGTGGTGTTTTGCTTGGATCATTGAGATACTTACGCATCTCTTCTGTGTTCTCGACAGCAGAAACAGAAACCATATCAGTTAAAAACTCCACCTGCTCTACGGTGGAGCGAATTATCCTAGCCTTAATTCGATCGTATACCGAATTAGCTAGTTTCTCTTTGTCTTTACACCAGTTGTTCAATGCAGCAGTAAGCGCTAGTTTGCCAACAGGATGCTGTGGGAACCTGCGGTTTAGATCTTCTAAAGAGTAGCCCAGCAGGAACAGCTCGTACACGGGTATGGCTTCTTGCTTAGAGATAGCACCAGCAGTTTTATGCTGACGAAGGTATTTCTCAGCCTCTTTGATCTGATCAAACGATAGACCATATCGTTCTTCAGCATTTAGTCTTTTCTTTAGCAAGAAGGTTCTCCCAGGCAGGATGGGCCGAGATGTTGTTAATCATCTGCTGCAGACGTAACATCTCGATCATCTTATACCTGGAGATTTGCTCCTTTGTAAGCCCTAATATCAGCAATATCATCACAGATCGCTCTAGCTCAGTAAAACTATCAAGCAGAAGCATGGTTTCATTAGTTGGTGAAACTGTTATATTGGTGATCAGATTCTGAACAATCAGGTCGTCTATTTTTCTGGTGTCTTGTATGTTGGTCAGAGTACCTGATAGTTCTAGATAGGGATCTTCTAGGTAACTGATCCAAAGATCTTGGCGACAGTCTTCGTCATTAGACAGACTGTCTATCTTCCTCTGAATCATCGCTAGGCGTGGGTTTAGTATCCTCATACTCCGAACTTTCTTTTAAAGACACATCTACGTTCCAGGCTGGTCCACAGTAAGTTTTCACAAAACTATTCAGCATTCTGCTCATCTCTAGATTACCATGACGTTTGAGAAGCCGCTTAACACGCCACATATCCCATAGCGAGCTACTGGAGTGCAGGTCTATATACCTATTATAAGCCCTAAGCAGGGATTTGGGTGCGTAAAGTACATACTTTATGTGCTTAGTGTTTGTATCTACAACAAGTTCTACTGCTGTAATACTTTTGTTAGCTAGGCCACCGTAGATGTGTAGGTTGTCTTTTGCTGCGTCAGTGAAAAGACCATTGTTTAAAAGCCAGCGGTTTTGATCGACGTACTCATTGATATTATTAGGCATTATTTATCCATGTAGTTTCTAATAGTTAGCTTCAAAAGATCCCTGTCTAAAGAACCAGAATAAACCCTATCAAC